ATAAATTTTCCAATTTACTCAAAAAAGCTATACTTGAAATAAAAGTATAGGAGTGATTCAAATGAATAAAAACTGGGAAATCTACAAGGAATATCTGAACAGTTGTATAGTGAGAAATGAAAGTGTAAAAAACACAACATATAGGACTTACACAAACAGTATGAAACAATTTATTGAGTATTTACGACGATATGAAAATAATTGTTATTTATTGAACAGAAAAAATTCCAAAAACATGGTGGTTATTTTAGAACGATACATAAGATACTGCAGGGAAGTAAAAAGAAACAATGCAAGGACTATCAACAACAAAATAACAGCAATAAGTAGTTTCTATATATGGGCTGTTAAAAGAGATTTAGTGGAGGTGCATCCGTTCCGGGATAAACTAGATAGATTAAAAGTTACAGATGTGGAAAAGAGGAGAAAAAGCTATTATTTAAACAGTAAGGAAATAGTGGAAATACAAGTGAAAATGAAATTGTCTGAAAAATATGATTTGCAAGATCAGATAATATTCAATCTTATTATTGATACTGGATGTCGAATATCGGCATTACATTCAATTAAAATGAGTAATTTAGATTTAGAAAATGGGATAATAAATGGAATTGTAGAAAAAGAACAAAAAATTGTAGAATTTGTGATATTTGAAAACACGTTAAATTTGATAAAGGAGTGGTTGAAATGTAGGAAAGGCAACATAGAATACTTATTTGTTACTAAATACAATGGAGTATTTAAGCAAATGAGCAAATCAACTATACGTGATCGAGTTAGAAAAATAGGAAAACTTGTAGGAATAGATAATTTATATCCTCACACGTTAAGGAAAACTAGTATTAATTTATTGGCGGAAGTCGGTGGAATTGAATTAGCAAGTGAATTTGCTAATCACAATGGAGTAGATGTTACTAAAAAGCACTACATCAAAAAAACAACTGCAAAAGACAGGAAAAGCAAATTATTAGAGATTCGCAAAAAAGCTGGATTTTAGCAGAAAAATTAAATAAAGAAAAATGAGAAAAGGAGAAATAAAAAATGGAAGGATT